TTTCGGATATAGCGAAGGTTGTTACCGACACCGAAACAGTGAGGATGGGGGGGGTTGATTTTGATATTATCCCCCATTACGAAGACGAACAGCGTATCATTGAGGATTTAAAGAAGACGGATAATTCTGTTTTTGGGCATTTTGGATATGATCATTGCTTGGCTAATTCTGGGTACCCGTATCAAAGCTATGTAAAAGCCGCACACTTTAAAAAGAAACCTTTAACGTTTCTAGGGCATATTCACAAACCCCAGATCAAAAATAACATCTATATTTTAGGAACGCAATACTCTACTTCATATGGGGAAGCTAATGCTAGAAAATATCTGCATGAACTTATCTTTCGGGACGGCGCTGTAGAAGTTATACGGAAGCCCATAGAGTACGGTATTAAACATATTGTTTGCTCCCCCGCTACGTTGGAGGATATGGTAAACCAACATAAGTTTAAGAACTTTTATATCCTCCTGCGTGTGAAATTAGACCATCTTGATTCCACCTTGGAATCTAAAATCGAAGATCATATTCTTAAACAGCATCCTGTAAATCATTTAGAGTTTGCCTTTGAGGATGTTTTGCCTAAGTTTGAGTCCGCCTACACTCCCAGCGGTGTAGTATCTCAATTAGATGATACTTTAATATCCAAATATTTGGACGACAAAAACTCCGTTTTTTCCAAGAAAGAACTTTTGTCTACGTTGGACGAAATTCGCTCTTATGAAAGTAACTAAAATTTCTATACATAATTTTCTATCAATAAAACATTCCGAGATAGATTTTGATCAAGGGGGGAATATTGTTAGAATCGTTGGTGTGAACCAAGACACCAAACCGATTTCCTCTAATGGTGCTGGCAAGAGCAGTATTATCGAGGCAATCACCTTTGGGTTATTCGGTAAAACCATCCGGAAGACAAACGACAGAAGTTTAAAAAATAAGTACACTAAAGGTAAGTGCTCTGTTACTTTAGTGGTAAATGATAATGTTGTAATCGAAAGGGTTAAAAAACCTCCTATGTTATCTGTAAAGGTAGATGGAGAAAATTGCACCCAAGACTCAATCCTTACCACTCAAGCTTATTTGGAGCAGATTTTAAATACAAATTACAATGTGTTTCTCGCTTCTATGGTCTTTGGGCAGGGAAACAGTAAAGATTTCTTGACTGCTACCCCCGAAGAAAAAAGGTCTATCCTACAAAGTTTTTTAGATGTTGGGGAGCTGTTTAAAAATCGACAAACAATTAGGTCTTTAAAATCGAAAGCTTTTACTGATAAAAAAGTTGCGTCAACGGTTTATACTGAAACATCCACTGATATTAAAAAATTAGATGCTAAAATAGCGAAAACTAAGAAATTAATTAAACAGGGGAATTCTTTACTTGATTCTGAAAAATCTAAATTTATTAAAAAGTATTCGTTCTCTGAGATTCAAGAACTGGAAAGAAAACAACACGATTTAGACGTGGAGTTTGAGAGAATGTCCTGTAATTTATCAACAATTAAACGAAGATTAGAGAACGTTAAGAAGGAAATTCGAGAATTTAAACCTATTAAGTGTGAGCACTGCGGCAATCAACCAGCGGGAGGGCTAAAATACTTGGATGAAAAAGCCGTCAAGCTAGACAAACACATGAAGCATAAGCATGACCTCACACACACAGTAGCAACCCTTAGAGCTTCGATTGCGGCTTGTGACGTTCCTATATCACTTCAGGATTTTGAGACCGTAGAGAAGCTTAAAACGTTTGAGGCGGAGTTGAGAGTTCTCAAATCCCAAAGGAGGTCTAAAGCTCGAGTTCTGAATAAAAAGTCGGATGAAGTTTCTGTGTCCCAAAAAAATTATGATATGTTAAGGTTTTGGGAAGCTGCTTTTTCAGAAAACGGTCTAATAAAATACATTATCAAAAATATTCTAGAGTTTTTCACACAACGTGTAAACTACTATCTAAGAATTCTTACTTCTGCAGAATTTGAGGTAACTTTCGATGAAACTTTGAAGGAATCTGTCTATAATAAGGGGCACGAAGTTTTCTACGATGCTCTTTCTGGCGGAGAAAAGAAAAGGGTCTCCATCGCTGTTATGATGGGGCTAAATGACCTCCTAATTCTTTCTGGAAAAGACAGGTCCAATTTGATCTTTTTTGATGAAGTTGCCGATTCTCTGGACTCAGAAGGGGTTAAAGGGTTGTATGAACTGATTATGGAGATTTCTGCAAATAAAAAGATTTTTATTATAACCCATAACGATTATCTAAATTCAATTTTAGAAGATGAAGCGGATGAGTTTTTAGTAAAAAAGAGAAACGGCATTACGAAAATACATACTAAATAATTACTGCAAATGGCATATGAAATCACGACAGACACGTTATCAGAAACTATATTTCTAGATAAATACGCATACCCCGGCGAAACCTCTTGGAAGGAGATGTCAAAGCGGGTTGCTAGAGCTGCTGCTGATCCGGAGTTTCCGGAAAACAGGGAGAAGGTAGAGAACAAATTTTATGAAGCAATTAATAGCGGGGACTTTTGTCCCGGCGGTAGAATTCTCTTTGGTGCCGGAAGAAGCAAGCAGAACTTGCTGAATTGCTATGTACTAGACCCCGAAGATTCGGTGGATAGTATTGGCAAGACTATTTCCGATATGTATAAAATATCTTGTGGGGGAGGAGGGATTGGCTTTAACTTTTCCAAAATTCGCCCCAAAGGAGACGATATACAAAACATTAGGAATTCAGCTCCGGGATCAATCTCTGTGATGAGAATGATTAATGAGATAGGCAACCACGTCCGTGCAGGTAAGAACCGTCGCACAGCGTTAATGTCTATTCTTAGCATTACTCATCCGGATTTCTTGGAATTTCTACATGTAAAACTTGATAGAAAAGAACTTACGAATTTTAATATTTCTGTTGCCATTACAAAACCTTTTTTGGAAGCAGTAGAAAATGATGACGAATGGTATTTTACTTTCGGAGGAAGACAAAGTAAGTATTACGTTTACGAGGTAAACCGTACATCAACCGCAGGGGTAGCACCCCTTAACCACACTATTGAAGTTGTGGCTAAGTCGGAAGAGGATGCTATTGGTCGTGCGGAATTACACCATTTAAGCCACTATGACGATACTTTTTCCGATGCAAGGAAAAAAGAAATTCGCGCTAGAGACTTATGGATTAAGATTATAGACAACGCTATCGAATCCGGAGAACCGGGAATTTTCAATATTGATTTTGCTAATGACTTTACAAACGTATCTTATTTTGAGCACATGCCTTCTACCAATCCCTGCGGTGAGGAAGTTTTACCTAACTACGGCAACTGTTGCCTTGGTCACGTCAATCTTGCTAATATGGTTGATATTGATGGCGCTATCGACTGGCGTAGGATGGCTCGTACGATCCGCACGGGGGTTAGGTTCTTGGATAATATTCTTACCACGAACCATTTCCCAATCCCGGAATGCACGGATGCCGGAAACAGGTCCCGACGAATCGGATTGGGGATCACCGGTCTCCACTATTTCCTCATCAAAGCGGGGTTCCGGTACGGGTCGGAAGCATGCTTGGAGTTCCTGGAACGGCTATTCGCTACAATAAGAAATGAGGCGTACAAAGCTTCCATGTACCTTGCCAGAGAGAAGGGAAGCTTCCCTGAATACGATTGGAGCAAACTTAAAGATGAAAAGTTTTTTAAAACACTACCTTCGCGCATCCGCTCGGATATCAAGAAGAATGGGTTACGTAATGCTGTTTTACTTACGGTTGCTCCAACTGGAACTATTAGTATGGTTTTGGGTGTCTCTACTGGTCTAGAACCGATATTTGCCCCTGTCTACAAACGTCGTTGGCGTACAGGGACGGATGAGGTTTGGAATGAAACTACTGTTATCGATCCTCTGTTCAAAGAGTTATACCTGAGAGGACGGGATGTGTCGCACTGTATCGGGGCATACGATGTTACTCCCGAAGAGCATATTAAAGTTCAAGCAGTAGTGCAGTCATTTATTGATTCCGCTGTTTCAAAGACTTGTAATTTACCACCTGAGTTCGAGCCGTCTGATTTGTATGATGATCTTTTAATGTACGCAAGTGATATGAAAGGGTTTACTTTTTATAGAGCAGGCTCCCGGGGAAATGAACCCTTGGAAGCTATCCAGCACTCTGAATTAGATTTAGATGCTTTAATTAAAGATGGGAAACTCCAAGAACTTACACAATCAGTAGATGCATGTAAGAGCGGAGTGTGCGAACTTTGATGCCGACGTACCCTTTTAATTGTGAAGAACATGGAGACTTTTCCGAACTAACGTCGTGGGATGAATATATGTCGAAAGATAGAAAATGGGAATGCCCGGAGTGTGGTATTTTATGTGAAAGGCAGTGGACAGGAAAAGGTCCTGCCGTTTTAGGGAAGGAGAAGTATTACGATAAAGCATCCTTAGATTTTAAAGGCAAAGAAGGATATGAAACGTTAATTAAAGACACTGAAAAAGCGTTAAAATTTGAATCAGGCACCTCTCCATATAGTAAGTATAACATTCCATGGGAGACACTAGAAAAACAAGGTAGAGTTAAAAAAAATACGTCAGAGGGGGCTAAACAAAAAGCAGAGAATGCAAAAAAAGCAGGAGATGCCGTATTAAACAGGATGTCGAAACAAGACGTTGAGAAAACTAAGAAACAACCAAGGCTCGATGGTTAATATTAAACTTTTAAATAAATCTGACAACCCAACACCTGTCTATAAAACAAAGGGTGCTGCGGGTTTTGATATTGCTTCGAACGAAGAGGTTTTCCTCCCTCCTGGGGCTGGGCTTTTACTATCCACTGGCATATACCTTATAATTCCGGAGGGGTATGAGGGACAATTAAGATTACGAAGTTCCATGTGGAAAAAGACCGGCATAATGCCGAATGCCCCCGGAACTATTGATAGTGATTATCGTGGGGAAATTAAAATTCCTATACGGAATACCCATGCACACAATAGCATGCATATTTGGAAAGGTGAGCGAGTTGCTCAAATCGTCATTAATAAACTCCCTTGGGTTGAGATGGAAGAAATCGATGAAAATACGTTCAATATTCCATCGAATCAGACTATAAGAGGGGGAGCAGGTTTTGGTTCAACAGGAAATAACGAATGATATACGATTTTGCAGAAAATATCCAGCGGGGTATTCTATACTTAGCTAAATCCGATAAGGATTTTTTAGTGGAGACTTCTCCGCTCATTAAAGCTGACTACTTTGAATTTCCGCAGCACCAAAAGTTTTGGCGAGTAATAACCTCCCACTACGAAACGTACAAAGATTTACCATCTGATGACGCAATCCTCCAAGAGGTTAAGAAGCTAAAATCAGACAGTGAGCTTTTATCGGATTACCGAGAGGAGTTATCTGCGCTTAATGAAGTAAATCTCAAGTCTATAGACAATCGAGAGTATTATTTGGATTCGGTAGAGGAGTTCGCAAAAGAAAATGCCATTAAGGGAGCTATCTTAGACTCCTTAGACTTATTAAAGTCCCGTCAGTACTCTAAAATTCAGGACAAAGTCCGTGAAGCGATTACTGTAGGGCGTCAAGTCGATTTAGGAACCGACTACTTCTCTGATATTGACGACAGATGGGAGAGGGCTGAGGACGAAACACTTGCCCCGGCTTACGGAACTCCTTTTGATACGCTCAATGCCTCCTTAGAAGGAGGACTGTGTGGTAAAGAACTAGCTATGGTTGTGGCTCCTCCTGGAGTTGGAAAATCTCTTTTCCTAGCAAACCAAGCCATGCTCAGTGTTCTGGATGGAAAGAATGTATTATACGTTTCGTTAGAGATGTCCGAGGACAGGGTAGCGCAACGCATGGATAGTATCTTTACCCGCATCCGCCAAAAAGAACTTAAGACCAGCGTTAATAAAATTAAAGAACGTATGGATAAGTTGTCGTCCCTTACCGATATGGGGTGTTTAAAAATTAAAGAGTTTCCAACAAAACGGGCGACGGTCAATAACCTTAGAGCTTACATTAATCAAATTTATAGTTATCATGATATTAAGTTTGATGTAATTATAATAGATTATTTAGAACTCTTGGCAAACGATAGCTCATTACCGGAGTATCAAGCCCAAGAAAGAATTGCACAAGAACTGCGAGGGCTGGCTATTGAAAATGAGTGTTTAGTTTGGACCGCCACACAAACTAATCGCGAAGGGAGAAAAGTTAATATCATTACAGATGCCGAACTAGCAGATTCTTACGGAAAAACTAGGGTTTGCGATTTAGTCTTCTCAATCAATCAAAATGAACAAGAATTCGATGAGGGGGCAGCCCGAGTTTTTGTAATTAAATCTCGTAACGGACGCGCTAGGTTTATGTTTAATGTGGAGATTGATTACAATACACTTGTGGTTAAAGAACAGGTCGGATAATAAGATGAAAAAAATAACAAAAGAACAACTAATACATCCTATGGTTTTAAATCTAGGATACAAACAGTTTACTATTGTACAAAAGTCTTTAGAGAAGGACAGCCTGTATGGTTGTGTAGAATTACCTAAAGCACTAATTACAATAGACCCTAATCAAAATGTCCCGGACTATAAAGGAACCTTGCTTCATGAGATTTTACATGTTGGCTGGGATTTGTTTGGTCTAGGTGACGACGACGAGATGCCCTCTATGGGAAACGAGTATCTCACTACAACCTCCTCTAACGTATTACAGCTGTTAGCAGGATTAAACCCAGAACTATTTGAATATATTTTTAAAAATGGATAACGACATTACTGATATTTATAACTCTCTTGAAGATACTTACTTGGATTTAGCTAAGAAGTATTTAAATGTAAAAGAGGATAACCTAACGGAAGCACTTTTAAAGCACCCTTCTGTTTTTTCATTTTTTGGAGCCGTACAATCGTACGCTAAGCAAAAAAAAGAAAAACTCGAAATGAGGTTGGAGATTGGAGAAGCAAAACACATGGAACT